CCTGTGTGAAACTCTTAAAGTTAAGTTTGAGGACTGAATGTTCAAGGTACTTCTGTGAATCTTTGGTAGCAGCATCTTGGTCAAGTAGTTTACCGTTTCTATAAATTTCAAATACATTAGGTTTCCTCCCTCGTTTTACTTTGTAATGGACAGATCCGATACTAAACTCAATCTCTACTATTAATTCTTTCTCGTTGATACTATTAACCAACTGACTAATACTTATCTTACGAAATGGTTTATTGAACAAACCAAAGCAGAGTGCATCTAACATCGTAGACTTCCCTGCTCCATTTGCTCCAATTATAAGGTGCGATCTAGCACCATTCAAAGTCACTTCGGTGAAAGTATTACCAGTAGATAGGAAATTCTTCCAACGAATCTTCTCAAAAGTTATCATTTACCGTCTTGTGGGGGAGGTATTACAAATTCATCTGGACTAATCATAGTAAAGGCATACCCATGTATGGTGCAGTTTTCTTTTACCTGCTCCTCTCCTATTTCAGTCACCGATAACTTCCTAGGATAATCATCGGCCTTCAACATATCATAATAACGTGATGCGTCATCTTTGTCAAGGAATATCTGAACAACTCTTTCAGTATGGTCATCATCCCTGACCGCATATACTCCACCAGTTTTTTTATCTAATAGCACAAACATCAAATGTCCTCTGCGGGTATGCCTAAAGAGTAATAGTCCTTATAGTATGATAAGGGTTGCATAAAACCACCACAATCAGGATGGTCTTCAAGTATTTTAAGTTTTAATTCTTCTGAATATGGACAACTATCTTGACAAATTCTACATACTCTCTCAGGATACATGAATATATGCCTTCCTTCAACTACGTTAGCACACTTCTCCCAGTCGAGCAACTTAAAATTCATCCTGCACCCTTCTGGACAATTAGATTCACATGGTGCGTCACATCCTATACAGTTATCATATAAACTTTCTTCAACTGTCACCGATTCCTCAAATTCAAGGTTAGTAAACAGTAATTCTAACTTCCAATTCAATCCATACTTATGATGGAAAGTGATAGAGGGTTTGGTTAGTTTGGCCACCCCTGACCTCATAGCATATTGCTTACGATCAAACACATATCCATCATCTTGGAACCATATACGTTCAGCATTATATTTTTTATTGAGATGATCATATATCCGTGGGACTATCTCATGTGAATAGAAATAATCACCACCGACATAGCTAAACATACTCATTACGAGTACAGACTTAGGAGGAGTCTCAGGTGGTCTATCAGGTATAGGTTTTTGTTTAGAAAATCTATTGTCCTCAGCGAAGGTAGTTACGTCTATCTCGTAGAGGAAACCCTCATAGTCATCTGTTACTTCTTTAATGTCTGCTCTAAGTTTATCTAGGGAGATCATACCTCCGATGCTTCCATATATAATGACTTCAGTATATTAAATATATTATCCTTATTAGGCATATCCTCTAAAGACTGCTCTAACAGGGTCAGAGTGTCTTCTAATTCAATATCACCTACGTTATCCCATACATCTGTATCATAAGACATGTCCTCAATTATTTTGAGGTCAGCGAGACCAGAGTCCTGTAACTCACGCATCTTATGATCAAAAATTAACTGGTCTCCTTTCGTTTCAACTACAACTTTAACATACTTTCCTTCTAAACCAGTAGGAATCTCTGTCTTGTTGCCTGTGTAGTATATTTTATGGAATGTCTCGAAAGGATTCTTATAAAACTTAAGTCTTGTGGTATTAGTATTTAGTATATGAAACCCACGATCATGACCGTAATCATTCCAGTAGAGTTGACATGGATTACCTAGGTAATGGACGTTAGATTTAGTACTTTTACAGTGGAAATGACCTGAGCATACCATCTTAAACTTAGATAGTTTGTTTGGGTCTTCCCCCTTCTCCATGACGACACCAGGAACTGGTTCAAAACCATTTAATTCAAAGTGTCCCATGCAATATTCAGCATCTGTCTCTGATATTGCTTCAAAACATGCATCCCTATTCTCTTCACAGATCCAAGGGACAAGCATCATCTTCTTACCACCTATAAGCCTCTCACCTGGACAATAAATGATCTCAATATTATCAAACTCCCCAAGGAGAAGGTCAGGAGCGTTAACCCGAAGAGTATTTTTGAAATAGATGTCATGGTTACCTAGCAACATTGTCATTTTTACACCCCTATCTTTTAGAGGTCTAAACCACATGTCCTTTGCTGCTTCTAGAGAGTTAAAGTTAACCCCCTTTCTTCTATCAAAGGTATCACCAAGACATAATATCTCTGTTATACCTTCCTTATCAATGATAGGAAGGACAGTTTCTGTATAAAACTTACGATACCTATCAACATAGTGCACGTTGTCATTTCTGACACCGAAGTGTTGGTCTGTTATTAATAAGACTTTCATAGATAACCGTTAAAATTTATACTTAATGCTTTTCTGGGTGACTGTGTGATTTGTGTACGGTGTCGTAACCATCCTGGAAACAATAGGAAGTCACCACTCACGCACTTTATACTTTCCGACATTAGCATATCACCCTGCTCTCCCGCAAGTGGTGTTAGCCTATGGATATAATCCAATGGATTTATCAGTTCGATATCTCCACCTTCACCCTTTTCAATATAGTATACCGAAGCTATGTGAGTTTGTCTAGTGCCATCGCAATGTGAATGTTCTGAGGTATGGTCTCCTGCTTCATGCCAATTAGCCCATGATGCAGTTGGTCTTATCTGAGCAGGTGCATACCCTAAGGTATTCCAATACTCTATTACATGAGGAAATAGTGCCTCAATGACATCACATACCTCCACACTACTATCATGCAGTTGTAGGTCACACTGTGCTGTGGAGAATCCACTTTCACCAGACCATACATTCTTACTAAGACCACTCCATAGGTCAGGAATCTTAAAATCCTGCTCTAAATGTCCTTTATATACTGGTACTTGAAATAGATTTTGCAGTTGGTGCATCAAATAATACCTCATTCATATAATTATCTGTCCAGTCTTTGTCAAACCACTTCTCTAGTATACCACGAGTTTTATCATTTCGCTTCTGACTCTCGCAGTACCATATCTGGTCATCCAATCTCTTCATGGTATTAACCCAGAAGGTATCTCTCTCACTAGAGAGTACTATATCACGATACTCCTTAAGATATAGGAGCACTATACAATAAAAGTTTGCCTTATCAATCTCTTCACTCAAACGTGTGAACTTACAGTAGGGTGAGAAGATCTCATCACCCCATAGTGGGAGTGCTCTCTTACCACTAAAGGTAAACTTGTTACTAAGATCTCTTATCTCACTATAGAATTCCTCACCAACACCATGCACAGGAGAGACATCAACTATAGCAGCAGTAACTACCTTACCATTGGATACAATATCACATCCAAATATAGGTATAGCATAGTGAGGATCAGGAAAAAATACACAATGTAGTATCTTTATCCCACCTATCTCTGCTTCTTCTATATGAATCTTCCTTAACTCAGGTGTCTTAAACATTCTATTACGAATGGTGAGACCATCCTTCTCAACTATACTATGATTACTTGGTAATGGTTCTACATCAGGTAAATCCTCAATAGTACTAAGGATTAATCCACCTATGTCCTCTGTTAACTCACGCATAACTAAAAAAGAATTCCCTGATTATTTTCTCCGACTCTTCTTTACCGAAGGCACTACCTAGATACCCTGATATAGGGTCTAACTTAATCATATACTTATCAAAGTCATGGTAAAAGTTACCATCTTCTCCAGTAGGTTTTCCTTCATCTATTAAATGCTTATACCAAATTAGATATGTCTTAAACATTGGTAGAAAATCATCTACCTCTGATGCCTTACAGTATCTAACGTAAATATTCTTTGAAAAATGATTACCCTTCTCAAAGAATCTATAATCTTTCTCTGCAAATGGTAGACTGTCTACCTCATACAGATAATTCTCTATTGGATGTTGGAAATCAAATACTATTATAACTTTCTTCTCACTAAATCCCATCAAGTCCATACCAAAGCAAGGGATTATCTCGTCTCCTACCTGTGGTGTCTTAGGATATATTATATTGTTGTGTATATTAAGATTTTTTCCGTCCCATATATCTACATGCCTAGACTTGAGGAAGTATTTACCACTGTATAAGTCAGCAGTTAACTTAACTCCTTTCTTATTCTCCCACGTTGCATGATTAGATTCAAATGTTAGGTCAGGAAACGCATCAAAGACTGCTGACCTATAACCAGCCCATAAATCAGTCATGTATTCCGTATGGTGTTAGATCATATTTTGCCACCACTAAAGGTTCACCCTTACGTGGTGTTGGTTCACCTATCTTTGCTAGGATATCAGCTGGTATCTTCTTCATACTAATGTCATAGGGTATGGGTGCGTTAGATAAACATACTCTCACACATTCCCACTCCTCCTCTGTTAATTCATACATCACTGTCGC